ATAGATGTCGCGGATCAAGGCAAAGACTTTACAGCGTTGGCAATTTGCGCGTTAATCAATAAGCAATTGTATTTAGTGGATTACGTATTTAGCAGGGAAAACACGGACACAACTTTACCAAAATGCGCGGGTAAATTAAACGAACATAACACGTCATATTGTCGAGTCGAGTCAAATTCAATGGGCGCGATGTTCAGCAGGCAGTTACAAAAATTAACGCCAACGACTAGAATTTTACAGGTTCATAACACCACGAATAAAGAAACGCGAATAATAATGAACAGCAGTTGGATCCAAAATAAAATTATTTTTGTGCAAACAGAAACGCCCGAAAACCATTTATTTATTGAAAATTTAGTAAGTTATTCAAAGGAAGGAAGGAATAAAAACGACGACGCGCCCGACTGTTTAGCGGGGTTGTCTATCTTTATACAATCAATGTTTAAAAATAATTTGTAAATAATGAAAAAATTTTACACTAACTTTGTAATTCAGAAAATTTTGTTATGGATATAAACTTTTGGGAAAACTTTTTTGGAGTTTCATTTAATCCGTTAGGTAGATACATAGACCAAACGCGCCAAATGTTGCCCGTTCAATCGCAAATATGGGGAAAAAAAGACGCGGTTTGGATTGACACAACGGATAGTTGGAGGCTATTTTTAGAAATTCCCGAACTAAGAACCGTAATAAATAAAAGGGCGTCGATGATGTCAACTAATATTCCGTTATTATACGACAAAGACGGGGTTTTGGTTGAGGAACATTGGCTATTGGATCTAATAGCGCACCCGAACGCAATTCAAAGTTGGAGCGATGTTATATATAGCCTGTCAGTTCAGGACGCGTTATATAGTAATTCGTTCGCGTACGCACCCGTTCGCTCGTTTGGAGTTCGAAATTTAATGGTTCCTTTGCCCGCTTCAAAAGTTAAAATCCATACTACAGGCAAGCGTTTAAAATTTATGGATGCAGACGATTTAATTGACAAATTTACGTTTAGATACGACGACAACACGGACGAAACTATTCCGTGGCTTGATATGATTTATTTAACAACCGACGACGGCATGAACGTAATTAAGCCCGTTAGTCGTATTGACACGTTAAAGTATCCTTTGTCAAATATACGGGCGCAATATCATAAACGAAACGTATTACTAGAAAATATCGGAGCGATTGGAATTTTGAGCGCTCAGCAAAATGATTTAGGCGGTGCAATTCCGATGACGCCGGAAGAAAAAAACACGATTCAACGCGATTGGTATAAGCGACAAAAAGACGAATTAATTATAACCGAGGCGCAGGTTAATTGGCAACCTATGAGTTTTCCAACAAAAGATTTAATGTTATTCGAGGAATTAAGCGCCGACAAATTGGCGATAATTGACACGTACGGAATGAACGCGAATATATTTAGCAGTGATAAAGGAAGCACTTTCGACAATGTAAGGGAGTCAATTAAAATGGTTTACCAAGATACTATTATACCGGAAACTCAGGCAATGTACGATTCTTTAATGCACCAATTTGGATTAGATAAAGAGGGTTATTATTTAACCGCTGATTTTAGCCACTTGCCAATATTACAGGATGACGAACAAATGAAGGCGACCGCAATAAAAACGCAAGCCGAGGGCTATTCGATATTGGTAAGGGACGGAATTTTAACACCTGAATACGTAGCGCAGGAGTTCGGAGTTGAAATAATAAAGCCGGATCCAAAAGAGGCGCAATTGGCAGGCTTAATTAATGCACAAACTGAATTAAGAGGAACCGTTGGAGGATTAAACGGAATTATTGCAATAAATACCGCGGTTTCAACTAATCAAATGAGCAGGGAAACGGCAGTTAATACCTTAGTTAATTACTACGGTTACGAGCGCATAATTGCTGAAACTATGATAACAGCAAAACCCGAAATTATAACAGTAAATAATACGCAAATATGAAAAACAATATTTACAGCACAAAACAGGCAAGCGAAATAAAGGATTTAAACAGCGAAAAACGTGAGGTTGCCGTTTACTTATCTATATTTGATAATTTAGATTCAGATAACGACGTAATAACAAAGGGAGCGTTTACAAAATCTATTTTAGAACGTGGTCCCGACTCAATAACAAATCGTAAAATTGCTTTTTTACGTCATCACGATTGGCAACAACCAATTGGCAAATTCTTAAAATTAGAAGAGGATGTAAAAGGTTTATTTGCTGTTGCTCAGTTGGGGCGCTCAACAATGGGAGAGGACGCATTTAAGGATTACGAAGATGGAATTATACGGGAGCATTCAATTGGTTTCCAATATATAAAAGACAAAGTTAATTTTATCGAGGATAAAAATTTGGACGGTGGAGGTTACCACCAAATAAACGAAGTAAAATTATTTGAAGGTTCGGCGGTTACTTTTGGATCCAACGAGGAAACGAACGTTATTGATGTAATTAAAAGCCAAAATAAAACGGCTTATATTGATAAATTAACAAATGAATTAAACGTACAGGTTAAAGCGCTCAGTAATGGCAAAGGGTCGGACGAACGCCTGTACGAAATAGAAATGAAAATCAAATATCTAAATAGTCAATTAGTTTTACTTGCTTTGTCGGAGCCAATGGTAAAAAATTATTCCGTAATTAGCGAGCCAATGAAAAAAGACGTAAATTTATTTGATTGGAATGCAGTAATAAATAATATTAATTTTAAAAACTTAAAAAAATGAGTGAAAATTTAACACCGGAACAAGCGGATTTTATCGCTAACTTAACACCGGAACAAGTACTAGAAAAAATTAACGGTTTATTCGATTCCGCTATGGAAACGATGGCAACAGTTGAAGAGGTAGAAGAATTAAAAAGCGCGGTAAACTCGCTTAAAAATTTAGACAAAAAAAATTCAGAAATGGAAAAAACAATTGCACGTTTTGAGGGAAAACTTGAAGCGATGAGTTCAAAAGCGATTCACAGCGTAGAGGCTCCGAGCCGTTCGTTAGGTCAAGCAATGGTAAAAAGTTTTACTAATAACCATAAGGCTATTTTGGACACTATCGAAAAAGGTCAGACGTTTAATTTAGACGTTAAAACGGATACCACAATTACAGGCGACTATACAGGAAATATTGCTTTGAGCGTATTGGATCCTGAAGTTAACCGTATTGCACGACCTACACGAAGAATTTTAGAAATTGCAAACGTAGGTACAACGACCTCAAAATTTGTAACTTATATTCAACAAACTACACAGTCAACAGGCGCGTGGGTTGCTGAATCGGTAGCAAAAGCACAGGGACAAGTTCAATATCAAGAAGTTTCAGTTGAGGTTAAAAAAGTAGCGGCTACTTTGAAAGTTTCAAAAGAAATGATGTCGGATTTAGCGTTTGTTTCTTCAGAGGTTAATATCGAATTAATGGCGAACGTTGAGCAAAAAATCGATTATTCATTAATCAACGGAGCGGGCGGTACGGATTTAGTAGGTTTAGTTTCAACAGCGACTACATGGGCGGCGGGTACCTTTGCCGGTACAATTACACAGCCTAACGTAAGCGATGTTATACGCGTTGGAAAATCACAATCGGAGGGTTTAAATTTCTACCCTACGCACGTAGTTTTGCATCCGTCAGACGTTGCGGCTATTCAGTTGACAAAATCCACGACAGGCGAATATACCTACCCAATCTTTTTACCGACAACGGGAGAAATGATGATCGCAGGTTTAATTATTGTTCAATCTAACAATATAACAGCAGGAACATTTTTAATCGGTGATTTCTCAAAAGCAAACGTAAAAATACGTGAGGCGGTTAATATGTCAGTAGGTTACGTTGACGATGATTTCCAACGAAACATGGTTACAATCCTATGCGAGGCAAGATTAGTTAACTACGTTAAAGCAAACGACACAGGCGCGTTTATTAAGGGAGTTTTCGCAACTTGTATAGCCGCTCTTTAATTTAACAAACGATAAATTAGTCTAAAATGGAAAAGAAACCACGTAAGCGCAAAACTCTAGACGTTTCAATCGATACAAAAAATGTAGATATTGAAATTAAAAGGGACGAAAACGGTAAATTAAATGTAGATATTGACACGAAAAAAATTGACGTTAAATTTGAAAAAAACGCCGACAAAAAAACGTTAGATATTGAAATTAACGACGATAAAACGTATCATTTTGTAAGCAATGGCGAAGCGCCAACGATGAAAAAGGGTACAATTTGGGAAGTTACCGGAGCGATGTTAAGGATATTTTTGAAAAAAGGATTAGGTAAAATAAAATAATATAACTATGTTTTTAACGCCCGCAGATTTTACAAATAAATACGAGTTACACACAGGAATTTACGACGTTGCTAAATTGCAATCGTATATAGATATTTATGAGGGTAGATATTTACGCCAATTATTTGGATCCGTTTTATATACTGAATTTATTTCAGATTTAGACGCCAATAACGAGCCTAATAGTCCAAACTTTAAATATATATTTTTTCCTTTTTATGAGGATGTAACTTTGTACCAAATGTTAGATTCAGCGGGCATTATAGAAATGTTAAAAGGGTTTATTTATTTCGAGTACTCAAAGGATCTTTACAATCAGATGACGCCGTACGGAAACGTTCGCCCAAAAGCCGAAAATAGTTCCGTTGTGAATACTTTACAAACTATGATTTACGCACGTTATAACGAAGCGATTACGACTTACCGAGCAATTAGAAACTACATATTTTTAAATTTTAATTTGCCAACAAATCAAATCGTTTTTTTACAACAGCACCAAAACGGAATAGGTTACACGAGCGGAAACAAACAAATTATTGTTGCGCAGGGGTGGTTAGTAAGCGCAGAAATTGATCAAGCGGGTACAGGATACCAAATTGGTAATAATATACCCGTTACGCATAGCAACGGAGTTGGTGGCGCGATTAATATTTTGGATGTTGGAGTAAACGGGGAGATTTTAGATTTTGAAATTTCCGCAGGCGGTTACGGTTTTAATGTAGGCGGAAACAATTTATACCCACAACAAACAGGCGGAATAAATGCAATTTTAGAATTTACAGCGTTAGGTTATTCGACGGGAGTAATTACAGGAACGGCAGAAATTCAGGTTACCGCTCAGCCAATTGGTATAATGCAAAGTGTAAGTTTAATTTTTGGAGGTTCGGGCGGTTATGTTGTTTCAAGCGATAACCCATTAATTGGGGGTTCGGGTTCCGGCGCCTTAATTGATGTTTTGGCGGTAGATGGTAGCAACACAGTTACAAGTGTAGTTTTAGGCTCTAATGAAGGCGTTGGATATCAAGTTAACGATTTACCTACTATTCAAGGCGGTAATAATGACGCCATTGTTCAAGTTGACACAATAACGCAAGGTATTATAACAGGCATAAACACGAACCCACTAAACCAAACCTTAACAACTAATTTTTCAATTGGGGACAGGGTGCGAATAACAGGGAACGGCAATAATGTTGACGCGGTTTATATCGTAAGTTATGTTGGTTTGGGTGAATTTAACACGTTTAACGGACAGCCGAAAGGTTTTAATTATTGGATATGACAAAGGAAGTTTCGCAATTAATTAAGGATATTGTTTTGGATATGAATAACACTATATTCGGAGTTTACGACTCAGTTAATGTAAGAACTAATATTTGTAACACAAAATGGGCGCGTATAGGGAAAACAGTTACCAACGCCACCGGCGACGAATACCGAATAACGGACATGATAGTTGACGAATGGATTAAAGTAACACCCGTTACACCCAACGCGCCAATTTTAGAGGATCTAATAAATTTGCCTTTGCCGTTTTGGATTACAGGAACGAAAATAGCTACAAATAGGGAATGGACAATTTCAGGAAAAAACGTAACAGAAAAAACGCCTATTATTTGGTTATTACAAACGTTACGGATCACTAAGTATGGACGTGAAAACACGTTGGATTTTAATACAGATGTTCGTTTATTTTTTTTAGACGAAACAAACGTGTTAAATTACTATACAGAGGATCATTTGGATTTAGTTGTTTTTCCAATGGAGCGTTTAGTTTTGGAGTTCTTAGATACCATAACACGGACGAGGCAATATAAAACCGTTGAGGATTACGAGTTAATAACTTTTAGCAGGTTCGGAGTTGAGCAAAACGAGGGGATGTTTAAAAACATTTTAGACGCTAATTTATCGGGCGTAGAATTAAGGATTGGATTAGAAAAATACAAAGAAAATTGTAAATGTTAATTAATTTTAAAAAACAAAAAAAATGAGTGTAGGTTGTAATTGTAATGTAGGTTTATCGAACACCGGAAAACCTAATTGCGTACCCGTTCAATCGGTTACGTCAAAACTTATTTTGGTGCCGTTGGTATCAAATGCAGGTGTAACAAATAAAATCGATTTAACAGCGCCTTTCGTGGTTCCTGTTTGGTCGTCTTTAATTAATCAAATCGACGCGAGTTTACGTTGGTACCCTTTGCCGAATTTTGAGAACGTAGAACTTGCAAAAGCGGATACAGTTTTCGAGGAAGCGAACAGCGGGAAAATGGCTTTTTTACGTCAAGGTAAAAGAAGTTTCGCGGGCGAATTATGGGCGTCAGATTCAACCCCTACTTTTTTAGGGAAATTGGCGAGTGGTCGTTGTGTTGAGTTCGGAGTTTATATCGTTGATGTAAACGGTTCTTTAATTGGTTCGAAAGTAGGAAACTACCTTTACCCAATAACCGTAGATAATCAAAGTTGGGACCCTAAATTTATGTTTGCAACAGATACAACTGTTCAAAAAATAATGTTAGGTTTTGATTTTGATCGTTTCTTTGACGAGTCAACAATGTACATGATTACAAGCGACGAAGCGGGACAGGATTTTAACGACCTTAACGGTTTAATCGATGTTAATTTAGACGTAACGGCTCAGGTTACTACGGCTTCAATTACGTTCGATGCGACGTTTGATTATGGAACGGCGGTTAATCCTTTGAGATTTAAAGGAGGAATTTTAGCGGATTTTGCTTTGTTTAATTTATCAACTAACGCGGCTTTAATACCGACGGCAGTAAGTGAAATTAACGACGGCGAATACACTTTATTGGCTTCGTACGTTTCAGGTGATGACTACAGATTAAGAGTTGTTAAGAC